CTGACAAGTAAAGCATTAGAAAAGATGAATGTGCCTTATAATATTGTAATAGAAAAAAGTGAGTACAAAGATTATTCAGCTGTAATTGATAAAAAAAAGATATTAATATTGCCTGAAAAATATTTTGATGAATATGAAGTTTTAGATAAACTTGGAAGATCTAAAAGCACAGGACCGGGTGCAGCAAGAAACTTTGTTTGGGATCATTCTAAGGAAAATGGATTTGAATATCATTGGGTAATGGATGACAACATAGATAGGTTTTTGAGAATGAATAACAATCTACAAATACCTTTGGGAAATGGTGCAGGATTTAAAGCTATGGAAGATTTTGTAGAAAGGTATGAGAATGTAGCGATGGCAGGACCAAACTATTATATGTTCGTGCCACGTAAACAAGCTGTACCACCATTTGTTAAGAATACTAGAATATATAGCTGCAATTTAATTAAGAATGATGTACCTTTTAAATGGAGGGGACGCTATAATGAAGACACTATATTGAGTTTAGATATGTTAAAAGCAGGATATTGTACAATTCAATTTAATGCTTTTATGCAACTAAAAACTACTACACAAGTATTAAGAGGTGGAAACTCAGCAGAGTTTTATGATAAAGAAGGAACTTTGCCAAAGAGTCAAATGCAAGTAGATGTACACCCTGACGTATCACGACTTACATTTAGATTTGGTAGAATACATCATCACGTTGATTATACGCCATTTAAAAAAACTAAGTTAATAAAGAAAAAATCATATAAGGTAAAAAACAAAGTTAATAATTATGGTATGAAACTAAAATATAATAATGGACAAAAGTAGACATATAAAAAAGGAAAGTATTTTAAAAGCATTAGAGAATAGTTTGGGGGTGGTTACAGTAGCTTGTAAAGCTTCAGATGTTCCACGTTCAACATATTATAAATGGCTAAAAGAGGACGAGGATTTTGCTAAGGCAGTAAAAGACATAGAGAATATAGCACTAGACTTTGGTGAAAGTCAGTTACATAAACAGATTGGAGATGGAAATACATCAGCTACAATATTCTTTTTAAAGACTAAAGGAAAAAGACGAGGGTATATAGAAAGATCAGAACTTGACCTCAGTTCAGGTGATGAGCCAATTAAGATTAATGTAAATATCAAGGGAGTTGAATATTGATACAGAATTTACAAGCACTCAAGCAGAAGCAATAGAATATCTATTTGACAAAACCACTACTGAAGTATTATTTGGTGGAGCAGCAGGTGGTGGTAAATCTTGGGTGGGCTGTAGTTGGTTGATTCTTATGTGTTTAAAATATCCAAAGACTAGGTACTTAATGGGCAGGTCAAAATTAGATAGTTTGAAAAAGACAACTCTGAATACTTTTTTAGAAGTATGTGACGCGTGGGGTTTGAAAGCTAATAAACATTACAATTTTAATGGAGGATCTAACATCATTAAGTTCTATAATAAGTCAGAGATAATGCTAAAGGATTTATTCTTGTACCCAAGTGATAGGAACTTTGACAACTTAGGTTCATTAGAAATAACAGGAGCTTTTATAGATGAAGCAAATCAGATAACAGAGAAAGCCAAAAATATTGTAGCTTCAAGAATGAGATACAAGTTAGATGACTATGGATTAATTCCAAAGATGTTAATGACCTGTAATCCTGCTAAGAATTGGGTGTATACTCAATACTACAGACCATCAAAAGAAGGTAAACAAAAACCATATAGAAAGTTTATTCAAAGCCTTGTAGATGATAATGAATACATTTCTAAGTATTACAAGACTCAGTTAGAAACATTAGATGAACTCAGTAAACAAAGACTCCTATTTGGGAATTGGGAATATGATGCAAGTAAAGATAATTTAATTGAATATGATGCTATAATAAATATGTTTACTCAAAAAGGAATAGAAGGTCAAAAGTTTATCAGTTGTGATGTAGCACGTTTTGGAAGTGATAGAACAGTTATAATGTATTGGGAGGGGTTACATATTAAAAAGATAAGAACGTTGCTTAAATCGGCTGTAAATGACGTTGTAGACGAAGTAAGGCAATTACAACAGACTAACGGTGTACCATTACGCCATATCATTATAGACGAAGATGGGGTTGGGGGTGGAGCTAAAGACTTTCTCAGGTGTCAAGGATTTACTAACAATGCAAGACCATTAAAAAAAGAGAATTATCAGAACCTAAAGACTCAGTGCTATTACAAGTTAGCTGAATTAATTAACAAAGCTCAGATAGGAATAACTTGCCCTGATATAAATGTAAAAAATCATATCATTGAAGAGTGTGAGCAAGTAAGAATGAAAGACGCAGACAAAGACACTAAGCTACAAATAGTTCCTAAAGAAATAGTCAAAGACATAATAGGTAGATCTCCTGACTATTCAGATGCTTTAGCTATGAGAATGTATTATGAAATAGATAACAACTTTGGAAGGTATTTTGTACAGTAAAAAGGGGGTGCCTTAAAGACAACCCCCAATCCAACAGAATATGAAACGAAAGAAAACGTGGCAAATATACAAACTTTAAACTAAAAACAAACTTTTTCTATTATATTATGATGAAAGTCAAAATCAAGAAGGAAGGCAAGACAAAGGAGTTCAAGCTCATAAATAGTTGGTCAGATGTAACGCTTGAAAGATGGTTAAAATTAATTGAGTTTCAGTCAGGAAGTAAGACGAAGGAAGCAGAAGAAACAATAGCTGCTATGTCAGATATACCTAAGCAATTAATCAATCAGCTTAGCTTAAAAGATGTAGCTGTTATTATGGAAAAAGTAGCAGAGTTACAGGCAAGACAAGATAGTTCTTTAAAAAGGATAATTGAAATAGATGGGGTTGAGTATGGTTTTCACCCAAATTTAGATGAGATTACATTAGGTGAGTATGCAGATTTGGAAACTTTTATAAAAATAGGAATAGAAGAACACCTGCCTGAAGTGATGGCAGTTCTGTATAGACCAATTTTAGAAAAAGAAAATGAAGTCTATTCTATTCAAGCCTATGGGGGTGATTTAACTATCCGAGCCGAAAAGATGAAGAAGATGTCAGCAGAGCAAGTGCAAAGTGCATTGGTTTTTTTTTACAATTTCGTGAACGAATTATCGGAGACTTCGCAATCATATTTGACAATGAAGCTGAAGGAAATGAAGACTCAATCGTCAGCGAAAGTATAAGTGAGAAATGGGGTTGGTTTGGAGTAATGCACAGACTCTGTAATGAAGACATAAGTAAATTAGAAAGTATAACGAGCTTAGGACTTTTGGAGTGCTTAACTTGGCTCAGTTATGAAACAGACTTAAATGAAAGTCAAAAAACAAAATTAAATGGTAAGCAATAAAACTTATAATAATGTAGTCAATACTCTGTTAAGGATTTGTGAAAAACACGAGCAAATCTCTACAACTTCAGTAGGTGATATTTGGGATATAGACTTGGAAAAAAATACCAAGTTTCCTTTACTACATCTCAACCCAACTTCAGTAACTACAGGTGATTCTACTTTGACGTACAACTTTCAGATATTCATTATGGATATGGTAACTGAAAAGGCTGATTGGACAACAAATAGAGATAAAATAATGTCACCAAAAAATACATTTACAAAACTGTATAAGACTTTAAGTAATGAACAAGATGTATTTAATGAAACTTTACAAATCTGTACTGACTTTATTGGAATGCTTAGACATTCAGCACAACAATCATTAATAGATGTAGATGATATTAATGCACCCCTCTACTTTACAGATGACCAATTTTCAATAGAGCCATTTCAAGAAAGGTTTGACAATCTTTGTTGTGGGTGGGTATTTAATATGGGAGTCTTAGTGCAAAATGACTTTCAAGCTTGTACTATTCCTATGAAAACAGGTACAGGAACAGGTTCAGGATATTAATGAAATTTAAAATAGGAAAATATAGAATAGAAATCGGATTTTTTAAAATAACAATAAAATTATAATATGGCAGACTTAGTAACAACAATAACAGACCAAGTAGCTTTAAATGGATCAACAAGAGGTTCAAGTAATGCGGTAACAACGACAGATATAAATGATGTCTTTGAAAGAATAGTAACTTGTGCACATTCACAAGAAACAACAGTAGCACTATTTGCTACAACCCCTCATACTGAAGCAGGGGCAATTGATGTAGATAGAACGAAGTACATACGTGTCACGAATCTTGATGCAAATGCTGAGATAGAATTAGCAGTAGTTACAACGAATACAAATTATCAAGTAACAATTAGAGCAGGTGGCTCTCACGTTTTATTCCAAGCTGCAGCTATTGCTTTAGCTGAAGCTGATGAAGCACCTTCATTTGGAACAATGGAAGATATACAATGGTTGATAGTTAAGCCTGTAGGATCTTCTTACAATCCAAGAGTAGAAATATTTGTAGGGCTTGAATAATGAAAACACCTAGTCTTGAAAAATATCTACAGGATTTTGGTGATAAGGTTGTAGATGAAGCTAAAAAAAGTCTAAAAAACCAAAAAGGTGATACTGCTTTAGGCAAGTCAATTAGAGTGAAAGTAGTGCCAACAGCTACAGG